CGCCTGGAAAGTATTACACGCTAATACCAACAGAGAGGTAACTTGGGTCAGTGTGTTACGGAACACAAACGCATTTTGCGTGATACGCCCTTACGCATTTTGCGTAGCGTACCTAGCTCGCACTTCTTCTTCTACCGGTCCACAAGACACCCCACAATGGCTACGTCAGCTTCGCTGACGGGGGGGGCAAAGAAGAATGTGCAGCTGTCAAGTCACCATAAACCCATGCTTTTTTATTCGGCGCAAGTGAAGCGAAAACACCGACGTACCTCGGTAAGTAAAGCATGGCGAGATTGGACCGAAATACTCAACACATTATGTAACTTGCGTGTTTTTGAGGATGGCTATGAGTTGCCTAAAGGACCTCACACGCAAGACAGCTGCCTCGTTCGAATCGCAATCGACGAGGACGACTATGAATTGATCTACGGGGTAAGGCGGCGATCAAGAGTTGCGTGTATGCTCGACAAGGTCAGCTGCTGTTGTTGTAAGTGCTGCCGCAGAGGCAAACAGACATATGTCCTAATGCGTGTCCCCTCGAAGGGTTGGACTAATGCTATACAGGGCATCTGGAATGCTGAACAGGAGAAAACTTCAACAACAACAACCGCTTCGTACCCGATAATGACGCAAATGGCGAATTCTAGTCTGGATGCTGCAAAGAATATGCCCGGCACTATGCCAGTTGAGTATGCCACAGTAATGAAGTGGCTCACGGCGGCGCAGGCTTTAGGCGTCGTCGTATTACATGAGAAAAAGAGGGGGAAAGATAGACAAGGAGACGCGGAGAAAGCTGCAGCGGATAAAGTCAAGGAACAAGAAGAACAGGAAGCTCAGCTGAAATTGAAAGCAGAGGGGGAGAAACTGGCTGGTTTGAGTATAAGCACTCCAGCTGAGATTCAACTAACCTCCACGACGTACAAGATGTTGGGAACACGCACGTCAACTGCAGAACCGAACACTCTACGAGAGTCAGTGGAAATAAAGGAAAAATCCATTGAACAACTCTTCGAGGATCGGCAAAAAGGGCGTAAGGTTGTTATCCCCGGCGACACAAAAACCGAAAAAGACTTCACAGCCATTGTAGGCGGACCAGAAGTCGTGAAAATAATTTCGTCGCTCGGCTCAACGAAGGAAAATGAAATCAGCGGGGCCCACCGGCACCTGCGTGAGCTTCAACATCCTACGAAAGGGGGGAAACTACCGAAACCCAGCGCTGACGCTGAAAAGAGATTGGATATGGTTGCAAAATTGGTTGGCAAAACATTCGCTGCAAGTGCAGAACGAGAAAAAGTGCACATTAGTTACTACTCGGCACCTGCTAAGTGGACCGAAGAAATGAAAGCAGAGGCAGAAGAAAAAGCCACACAAGCGTTGCAGGCTGGTACCGACCCACACGCAACTGGCACATGTAAGGAGGGGTGGTTAAGAAAATGGCAACACCGTTTGCTTAAAGGTTTTGTGAAGACCGATGAGTTACAACTGCCATTGACCAAGCACTCCCGCCTTATTGGCGATCTTGGCACTACTGCTAACATGGAGGACGCGATGTCCATCGGTCCTCTGGAAAACTTAATGAAGAAATGCTACCCTCATTTAATAACCAAGAAATTAACTCTCCTAGAGTGTGATGACGCTATGAGCAATCTTTTGTTGGATATGAAGAAGAAAGGATTGAAACCAGAGTCAGACGACTATTCGGCCATGGATAGTTCCTGGACATTAAATGATCGTCGAAGATTACGCGGTGTTGCCACTGCTGCCCTTAAACCCATAGAACAATATTTGCGACAGCAACTGAGAAACTTTGACCATGTGTTGGACGCAGATCAACATGTTGTTGCGGGACGCGTCACCAAGGACGGTCAAGTACAAATGGAGAAAAGGAAAATTAAGTGGCAACTTGCCTACATCACCCTATTAATGTCACCACAAGACGCGATTTTGTTTTCTGGAGAAAGAATGACTTCCTTAATGAACCGATGGCTCGTTTTAATGCTTGAATTTGCAGAAGACTTGCGCTGCCTAGGTGAAACTGAGGGAACGAAAGCAATACTCGCCACTCTAGCTGGCAAACGACGCAATACAATTGGGGATGGAGACGATAATTTACAAGGTATCATTCCAGATAGATACAAAAACAAGGAGGAGCGCATCAACCGTTTTGCTGAGTACTACAAATTACTGGATGTTTGTTCCGCTGAAGATGAAACAACGGACGCTGAAGTATTGTCGCGTTACCATATTTTGGTCGGCAAGAATGAATACATCCATATTGGCAAACTCAACCGCAACATGGGTAGATTGATAGCGTTTAAGATCAAGCGTCCAAATTCACACGAAGATGAAACCACCACCTCATTGACACAACCTGAAGTGCAAATGATATGCACAGATATCTGGCAGCGAATCATATCTTTAAAATCCACGATGGTGGTCAGGCATTTTGCCCGCGCGGTCTTTCTGCGCTTTTATATGCAAATTCGCAGCTGGGACGCAGGTACAGTGTATAGTGACGATGACAAGCGCAGAGGTCTCACAGACGGTGATAAGACTCTCGCAGAATGTCTCTCGCAAATAAATGAGGCATTAGCTAGCGCGCCAACCAGCACCTATGCTATGGTGAAGGTCTCCCACTTCAAAAATATGAAAACTCTCACCCCAAAACAAATTCTCAAACTCCGTGTGGAGTGGAAAGCCGCTGACGAGATGTTGAGCGAGGCAGAAATAAGCGATCAACACATGTTGTACCCGCACACCTTCTTCGAGGACTTTCCTATTTCATCCGGAGTATCAAGGGCATTAGGCTTGTCCGATGAGTGTATAAACGTTGCTCTCCAGCGAGAGCAATCGTTAGAACCTCCGGCCATGACCGGTAAGCTTGTTGATATGCATCATCCGTCCAGCACCGGAAGCGTGGGGAACACACACGCCGATCCAGCTAGCGAAACTGCTGACATATCTCATGTCGCAGGAGCTGGGGTGCCTAGTGGAGTTTATGTCAACTCCGCGGGTGTAGCGAATCCGAACGTCCCTAATGTGCATGGGGCGCTTCGCTCGGGATTGAATAAGTTACTGAGGCGAGTAAGAAAACAAGACGGCATATCGGCTGATGACGATGCATTGCTCCCCCCCACCTTGGAACCTGACACGGTGCACACCACTTTGGTGGCATCTTCAATTACCGAGGACAACCAGAAAGTCGAACCAGTTCAAGTCCAGGCATTAGG